TATGTTGAAACCGGAAAAATATTTCACGCAAATTTTGCAGAAATATTTGAAGGGAGAAGGTTCCGTTTTTCGCGAAATTGGATTTATGGACAAATTTCAAGAAGGGGATCAAACATCGATGGTATTCAAAATCAAAACCACAAAATCGGCAAATGAATTGGCGAATGTAAACAAAGGTGCAAAAGCGGAAAATGCTAGTAAAAAAGACGCCATTATTCCAAAATTGAATGCTGTATGGAGAAATGAGTCTTATACGGATTCTCCTCTTAAAAAATTTGAACTTTGTATTATTTTGGAAATATTGATGCGATATTTGACAGATGCATCGGAACAAACGATTTATGAGTTGTTTGATGATAGAAAAGCAGGTACCGTTTATTTTTTCGGTCCGGAAAGTGCCAAAATTAATCAAATATGGGACAAATAAACATCAAAAAATTGATTAAAGCAATAACAATATCTTATTATAATACAAAAATGGACCATCGCAAAGAAGAAAAACGATATGAATTACCGTACATTCCATCGGTTCTCACAATGAAAATATTTCTTAAAATAACTGAAATTGGAGAAAGTGTGAAACGTAATTTGGAAGATATAATTCGTTCAAAAACGGAAGGGCGTTGTATTGCCGAAGGATATATCCGACCCAAGTCTATTCGCATTATAACGTATTCATCCGGTAAAGTAAATGGTGATTTGGTCGAGTATCATGTAACATATGAATGCATGTTGTCGCATCCGGTTGAAGGTATGAAAGTTGAGTGTGTATGCAAAATGATTAATAAAGCCGGAATTCACGCTGAAGTTTCAGATGTAGATGATGTAACTGGAAATACAAACGTGCCAATTATTGTCTATATTGCTCGAGACCATCATATTAATAATAATTTGTTTGAACATGTTACGGAGAACGCCAAATTGATTGTTACGATTGTGGGAGTCCGATATGAATTGAACGATCCTCATATTACTACAATTGGTCGTTTAGTGGAAAATAAAACGGGAGAACCATTGAAAAAACAGATTCGTATTTTGTAATAGTATGACAATCAAATAAGTAAGTAATGTAAATAAAAATATTGTCTTATTTTAGAGAATATTTTTTTTAAATGAATGAAATAGAAGCCAATAAATTTCAGGAAGCCAATAAATTTCAGGAAGCCAATAAATTTCAGGAAGCCAATAAATTTCATACAAAGATTTGCGACGATAAAATGACATTCGAAGAATGCGAACTCGCTATTTTACGCCATGCAGTCGACGAAACCGAAGAAATGCAGAAAAACCAAGTCGTCATTTCCGATGACATTCGCAAAATGTATGCCATTCTTGAGAAATTCATTATCGGCAAAAAACTCGTTGTATATGGCGGTCTTGCACTCAACCGTCTCATGCCAAAACATGCCAGATTTTACAATGAAGATATCGAATTACCAGATTATGACATGTATAGCGAAAACGCTCTTGCTGATGCAAAAGAATTAGCCGATATTTATTACAATCAAGGTTATACTGACGTCGAAGCGAAAAGCGGTGTCCATTACGGTACATTCAAAGTTTTCGTGAATTTCATCGCCATTGCCGATATTACTCTATTGCAAAAAGATATTTTCAACACCATTAAAAAAGAGGCAGTTGTCATTGCAGGTATCCATTATTGTCCACCAAATTACTTACGCATGGCCATGTACTTGGAATTATCTAGACCCGCTGGCGATATTTCCAGATGGGAAAAAATATATAAACGACTCACATTACTCAATAAGTATTATCCACTTGTTGTACCAAAATGGTGCAAAAATATAGGATTTCAACGCGAATTAGAAACAAATACTATAAAAAATAAAACAGAGAACCTCTATTATTTAGTGCGAAACAGTTTCATTGAACAAGAAGTCATTTTTTTCGGCGGATATGCAAATTTCCTTTATTCTAAATACATTTCCAATCACGCAAAATCACATAATGTACCTGATTTCGATGTCTTGGCAATAGATCCAGAATTATCGGCATTAATACTAACAGAAAAATTGAAAGACAGCGGATTCGCAAATGTGCAAAATGTAAAACATGAAGCAATCGGCGAAATTATTCCTGAACATATACAAATCATTGTGGAAAAAGATACGATTGCGTTCATTTACAAACCAATTGCATGTCATAGTTACAATATTATTCATTTAGGAAAAGGTACTGAAAAAAAAGAAGTTCGCGTAGCAACTATCGATACAATGTTGAATTTTTATTTGGCATTTTTGTACGCAAATTTGCCGTATTATTCAGCGGATCGCATTTTATGCATGGCAAATAACTTGTTTGAAATTCAGCAGAAAAATCGGCTCAATCAACGGGGATTATTGAAACGATTTAATTCGAATTGTATTGGTAAACAACCGCAATTGGAAGACATTCGCGCAGAAAAAGCCGAAATGTTTAAAAAATTAATTGCAAAGAAAGGAACACTTGAATATGAAATGTGGTTTTTGAAATACAATCCCGCATTTAGTAAAAAAGTTGGTGTTGGAAAAACACAAGAAGACAATGCTTTGAAACACTCTTATGTTTATTCAGTGGATAAAAATGAAACAACTGATGTAAATGGAATGAAAAAATCTAAAAAAGTACCAAAAAATAAAAAAAAGAGAACGCAGAAAAAAAAATACAACGGAATTATCGAACCCGTCTTTTTTCGTTGAAAAATAAATAAGTAAATAATACATCCGCAACAAATCCCAGGAAAGAAAATACAAGCAAAATGTCTTCCAATAATGTCCGATTATGTAAATTATAAAAATAATATACGCACAATCCGAAAAATGGTATTGCCAACATGTCGCCAATATTTACAATATGTCTCAATATATATGATTGGTTTTTATTCATATATATATATAGTTTTATCTTTTTGTTAATGTCTTTTTGATAATGTAATTAATGTCTTTTTGATAATATTATAATATCATCTCTTCAAGTTCTCATACATAAATACTTGTTTTGATGAATCAACATCGTAATAATCAATATTATCGAAAAATATTTCCCATATTTTGGTTTCTTTGAAATAATTTATTTTTCGCAATTTGCCTACAACTTGATATTCGTTTTCTGTATCTAAATACATTTCATTGTGGTATAAAAAATGTTTTGTTGTAATAAACCCTGTTGGTGTGTAAATTATACGCAAAGGTGTTTCATATTTGTCACATAATTCCGCTAAATTAATAATACAATTGTATGTATAAAATGGCATATGGTTCTCTCCTTATAATTTCACATATTTAATTTTCTTCAATAATTTATGGTTTCTTTATCAATAAAATTCGACAAACAATTCCGGTTTTTTTGCCAAAATATATTCGACAATATGACTATGTTTGTATGTAACTGCCATTTCAAGATGCGCTTGTTTGCAAAATCCGAGATCTTCAACTATCCAGCGAACAATCGGCATATTGTCAGACTTTATTGATTCAATTAGTAAATAACCAAGATTTTCCAAGTTCATTTTATCATAACTATCTGCCATTATCGATCCTGCGTACATTACGCACTTATAAATTGCATCATATTCTGCGGTATTTATAAACGCGCTATAAGCCACTGATTGACCTTCATCAGATTCAAATTCTTCCATTTCAATCACCAGCTTATCATTGTTCAATATTGCATATTCATATGTTTCTCTCGGCATTTTCTCCAAACCTATGTATGCGCATGTATCAATCATTTTCAATATATCGCGCAAACCGGTAAATACTGGTTCAATCATGAGTTCTTTACCAACAGGACAATCTTTGTTTTTGTCATGCTTCGTATCCTTCGTAAACTTCGTATCCTTCGTACTGAAAGACTTGTAAAGTTCGGATTCTTGCATCCATTGTGGAAATTGTGAAATTGTTAATAATGTATTGTTGTTGTTCTTCATATTAAAGTGGTCTTATATAAAATTCTTGTGTAGGTAATAATACGAAAAAGTATTGAATCAATTTTTTACATACGTGATTAAAAAAGTATAAAAGCTCTGATTATAAACAATATATATATGAGTTATTACGATATTTTGGGAGTTTCAGAGAACGCCGATGAAAAAGAAATAACAAGTGCCTACAGGAAATTATCATTTGCACATCATCCTGATCGAAATAAGGGGAACGAAGAAGAAGCTACACGCAAATTCCAGGAAATAAGTTCGGCATATGAAACGTTGAAAGACAAACAATTACGGCAAAATTACGACCATGAATTGAAATATGGGCCGGGTAGTTCTCCGTTTTTTGGCGAGGGTGGTGGCGGAATGGAAGCGGAAATGCACGATATCAATAATATTTTCAATATGATGTTTGGGGGTGGCGGCGGTTTTCCTGGTATGGGTGGACAAGCGTTTCCCGGAATGGGAGGAGGTCAAAGAATGCCGCCGGGTGTGCATGTATTTCAAATGGGCGGTCCTGGTATGATGGGCGGCCCTGGTATTCACGGAATGATGGGACCCGAGCATATTTTCCAACAAATGCAAAAACCGCCGCCAATTATAAAAAACATTCAAATTGGATTAGAACTTGCTTATTTTGGCGGCGGTTATTCATTTGATTTAGAGAAAAATATTTCGAGAAATGGCATTGCATCTATCGAAATTGAAACCATCAATCTTGATATACCACAGGGAGTTACTGAAAACGAGATCATTGTCCTCCGTAATCGCGGACATATGCTGAATGAGCATATCAGCGGCGATGTCAAAATATGTATTACTATATTGGAAAATGACACATTCAAACGTCTTGGTAATGATTTGATATATAACAAAAAATTGTCGTTGAAAGACGCATTATGCGGATTTTCATTGGAAATCCGGCATTTGAATGGCAAGACACTTAATATGAATAATATTGTGAATCCGGCAATTATAAAACCAGGATACAAGAAAGTTGTGCCGAATATGGGAATGATTCGGAATTTACAAACAGGCAATTTAATTATTGAATTCGAAGTTGTTTTCCCGGATAAATTGGACGATTCGAAAATAGAAGTATTGAAGAAATTATTATAATTCTTTTGTCAAATTTATGGATTCAAATTTATATTGTCAAATGTGTGCGACAATAATTTTCGGAAAATAAAGGCGTTTTGCAACATGGCCGCCCTGTTTGGGTTTTACCAAGACATATATATTTGCACATGCTATTTTGCAGCCGTTTTTTATTTGCATACCAAGCTTCACTTGCTCCATCGAAATCAATAACGACGTCATATTTATCTTTTGGTACTTTTTCCTGATTTTCGGTTTTTGTTTGGCTACGAGTTTTCATTTGTTTGGTTTATTATTATATTTTTTTCAAAAAATATAATCAATTTTCTTTTTTGTAATCAAATCAAATAAAATCAAATCAATAATTACTCGCCAACTGGCTTATGTGAATCACTTTATGACTTCCACTTAATTTACGCACTGGCTCCCATTTTTTAAATCGCATATTGTATCTACATTCCATTTGCACTTTTGTTTCCAAATCCACATATTTCTCGCAATCCGTATCTTGGAAATCTTCTTCGTCGTCGCTCTCTTCTATCGCATCCAGATTCGCGTTTTCCTTTATTTTCCTGAAAATAGAGTTCATATAAACACTCGATTTATAATTGGCAATGTATGCCACTCCGCAATATACCAAATCTTTGTTTCTTCCATATGCATACAAATGATATACGTCGAATTGCATATCCGCCATTACTACAAACACAGTTATATTTCTATATTGAGGTTTATGCGAATCAAAACGCACATTTGGATTCAGTTCATTCATTTTTACACTAGAACTATAAGTCGGTTTCAATCCAATACTACTTCCAAATGCAGTCGGACCCGATAATTTACGTGTTGGCATTATATTGTAAAATGGTCCGGCGATTTTGAGACATCTATATTGTACATGATGCACAGTATATGGAACCGATTTTACCGGAATTTCATACATACAATCATATTCCGATTTTTGATATATTGGCCACATGATTGGCAGACTTATGTCAATGTCAATGTCTTTTATTACGAGTTCGGAACGGAAAAGGGAATCTATAAATCCGAGTTTTTCCCCAAACAATAAATTTCGTGTAGGTATTCCAGCGAAATAAAATATATCGTCTACTAAAAAAGCGGGTTTACTATTTGTAGATTGTGTTGTTGAATCTAATAATGTTCCGTACAAAAGAGTTCCTTTTGCCAATTTTGTTGAAACTTGCATTGAAGACCGTGTGATTTTTGCAGCTTTTTTATCACGATTCAACTCAATCAAATAACATACGTTTTTGTCTGACTCGAACGTAAACCATGCAAAACATTTACGTCCCACCGGAACTGCAATACAAACATTGTAATTTGGTGAAACTTTCTTATGAGGATGGGTTTCATAGGAAAGTTCGAAATTGGGAAATCGTTGCATAAGCGTGTGAATTTCATAAGAATTCAATTCGTGCATAGAATTTAATTCGTGCATAGAATTTAGTTTATAGAATCTAATTTTATATACAGGCAAATATCTATATCATTTTTCAAAATATGTTGCCAAAAGTTTTTTATACATGTAAAAAATATGTAACCAAAATTATTTATAATTTTTTTTACTTTTTAGTTTATTAAATTTCTTATTTTTACGCCGATTTTTCTTTGTTTTTTTATTTACAACCTTTCTTGATGAATTTTTTTTGTATTTATAAAATCCTCTATGTGTTCTTTTTCGACCTCCTGATAACATTTCAACACGCGAGCTTTCTCTTATTCTTGGTGTCATTTCAAATATTCCATTATCTTTCAATAAATAATATAAATGATTTGCATTTTTTTGAAACGCCAAAATATTTTCTGGATGCGTAGATAAAAATGAAATAAATGTAGGATCAATTATACCTAATTGTAGGTTTGTTATATAATTTATTGCATTATAAAATACTGCCTCATTCAATAATGAACTTATATTTATTATATCCAAATAATTATTTTTTTGGGCTGTTTTAATCCAACGAATTAAATGAGGAGGAATATCTGCTCCACCGTTTGATTTTTTTCCTTTTCCTTTTCCTTTTCCACCTTTTCTCCAACCCAAAGCACTATACAAACCAACATCTGGAACAGAAGGAAGTGCTTCACTAATGCTATCTACTAATATTTTTTTAAAAAAATCATATATTAATGACCCTATATTTACTAACCAATCCCATAATCCAATTATATTACATAATTTAACAATGGCTTTTTTAATTGGAGAAGTAAGTGTATTCCACACTTGAAAAATAATTTCATATACATATTTAA